ATGCGATATGAGCCTTTTGAGCTTCATTCAAACCAGCAAAGAAACTACCACCAGAAAGAATAGCAGGTACAAACTTGTCCATTGTAGACACATCAGCACCAAAGTCCATAGTAGCTAGACTGTAAGCTTGTGATAAACCACCAAGACCTCTTACCATACTCTGCAAGCTAGGTGCTTCTAAGAGGGTATCATAGCTCAGACCGTTCATGAAAGCTTCTGCAACAACAGTCGCAGGGTTGCCCATGTACAAAGCAGAGAGGTCTACAGAAGTAGTCCCCTCTTCTCCTGTGATATACTCATAACCACCATTAACAATTGAGTTGAAGGCGTATGTAGCAAACCCTCTTTTTAGAGTCTCTCTGACTGGCTCTGGCATATTCTCATCGCCATCCAAGAAGACCTCATCATAGACAGAAGCAAAGATACCAGTCCACAAGAAGGCGTTCACACCAACAACCCTAGCTCTCTCAGCAGCAGTTAGCTCTCTATTCCCTAGAGTAACCAAGTTGAGATATTTATGGAATGCTTGTGTAAACTGCAGAGGGACTGACAACAAACCTTTTTGGTATTCAAAGTTATCAACCCTAGTCATGTTAAGTGACAGTCTTCTAGCTGAGTCAGCAACTTCTTGCCATTCTCTTCCAGATAACTTACTTACACTCTTCCCTGTTGTCTTTGTATATCTTTCAAGAGCTACGAGATATGTACCTGTAAGGTTATTCATCTCACCCCAATCAAAGCCGTACTTCTTAGCCAGTCTAAGAGGAGCTTTAGCTGCGTCAATAGCAGCAGAGGCTTTAGTCTTCAGCAAGCTATCGTAGACTTCACCACCAAGACCCCTCTTGAAACCATCAACTAAGCTGTTAGCATCAATTGTGTATGGAAGACCAGACTTCAAGAAGTTGTCTCCAATCAGTTTAGCTTCAGCCTCTGTTATACCTAAAGAGTTTGCAAGTGTCTTGATACCCTTAGCATAAGCCTTACTGTCTACAGAGGAAGCCACTAGCCCCTTAAGTGCAAATGTATCTCCAAGAAGTCTTACAGGATTTGCATACTTCAGTGTTAGTGGAACAAGAGTCAATAGACCAGCAGTTTGCAAGATAGCTTGTCTGAATGGATGTCCAACCATAGAAGCCAAAAAGCCTACCTGTCTAGATGCTGACGCAACATCAATATCTGAAGCCCCTCTTAGAATCTTAGAAAGAGTCTGAGAGCCAACTACAGGAGACTTGTCCATCATCTCTGCCATGTTAGACAACACACCTTTGATGATTTTCTTACTGATATAATCGTCAGTTACTTTCTTCTGCAACTCAATGTAATCATACAAAGCGTTTGCTCTAAGTTTATCAGCTTCTGAACCACTTACGAAGTTAGGTCTGGCATTAGGGTACGAACCTTTGTTCTCCAACATATGACCAAACTCTTTTACGAATCTTGTCTCTAGTGTACCAAGAGCTTCAAGATGAAGAGCTGACCTACCTGTGTTAAATACAGCATTCATCATTGTCTCAATAGGGTCTAGTGTTGGAGCTACACCAGTATAGACATCCGCATCTGTTACAAGTCTTTCACCTCTGTATCTCTGGCTACTTCTGCCAGACATTACATCAGTGAACAAGTCAGTAGCAAACTCAGTAGCAAAAGGATTACGAGCTTCCTGTAGTTCCTTAGAGGCTCTAGCCACATACTCTACTCTAGTGTCACCACCTCTTTTAGCTGCATATCTAGCAGCCTCAGCAGAGCTTTCAAAGTTAGCCACAGCTCTCTTAGAAATTACATTCCCTTTCTCATCTCTAACGATTCTATCTACATAGTAGTCACCACGATACTTACGAGGATAATAGCCCTCACGATATTCAAGAACAGTATCTGTAGGGCTAATAGCACGAAGTCTGGATTGTGTTTTAGGTAGGATTACAATATTGTGATAAGCACCATCAGCACCCTTAACAGGGCTGTCAAGTTTTAAAACAACATCACCGTCTTTAACCACAGCTTTTGAATTAGAGCTTAAGTCTAACGCATCAGCACCTTCAGAGTCTTTCACAACCTTACCAAACAGTGTAGAGTTAGAGCCGTCATCATGTCTAATTTTTGCTACACTGTATCCTTCAGACGACAGTCTTCTAGCTTCTGTTCTGTTATCAAGGATATAAATTGTATCCCAGAATCTATAGTTAGATAGAACAGCTTTAGCTTCATCAACAGTCAACTCACCGTTAGTTACTTTCTGTTGAAGTTCAGAGTATGTAAACTTCTTGCCTTCTGTTCCATCAGCTTTCTTATAAGAGTCACCCTCTCTCAACAAGTTAACAACTTTAAACTTAGATTCAGAAGATAATTTTTGGAAAGGTGCAACGATATCAAGAAGACCACCAGAGATGGCAGCACCCCTATCATTCATTGCATTGATTGTAGCTGTGATAAGTTTCTCTTCTTTGTTGACTGGGTTCATGAAGTATCTTCCAGCCATACCAAACTTATTAAACCAACTACCTACCTTTGTGCTTAATGTCTCTTTGTCTTTAACTACACCCTCTACAGTAGAAGCATCGAAGTATTTCTTGAAGCTTACCTGAGCAAAGAACTCTAGCTTATCACCATTGGCTGCTTTCATTCTCATTGCATCTTCAAATGTTGTCTGGACAATTTGGTTATTGTCTAACTTAACTTTGATTACAATGTCTTCAACGTCAATACCTAGATGAGCTGTAGCATCCAATGTGTCTTTAAACGCATCAGCAGGGTCTTTAAAGCCCTTAACTGAGGATGAGCCATAGGTAGCTACCACATCAAAGCCATAGTCCTTTCTGACGACTTCTGTGGCGTTCTCAAACAGATGGACACCATCCTTCTGAGACATGAAAGCATCAGTAAAGAGCTTATCTCTTTGAGCAGCAATCTCTTTCTCTGTTAACTGAATACCAGACAAGTTGGCATTGTCAATAACATTTTGCATTTGGTCATAGCCCATTTGCTCATGTTCTTTAAACATTGAAGGAGCAGCTTCATGAGTGTAACGAACACCACCAGTATCAGTGTAACTTGGAATGACTTTAGAGCGATATAAATCTACCCTATCACCAGCACCAAAAAGAGACCTAGCAGCATCATCATCTTGAGATGCGATTCTTAAAAGCTCTTGACCCTGAACTGGATTAACAGCACCAGCGATATTACCGTTTGATGTTTTTAATGTTGTATCACCAGCGTCTGCCACATCTGGGCTCTTAATTTCTAGAACTTCTTTTACTTCATTATTATCAAATACTCTTAAGACACCCTTAGCTAGCTTAACAGGCTTCGCAGCAAAACCTATAGTAGCTATATCTAGCACAGTAGTCACATCATCAAAATACATCCAACCACTGCCTTCATATTCATTGTCTAAAGCATCTGTTAAAAAGTCGTTAGCAGACAAAGGAAGGTAAGTTGTCTCAGCAATCTTATTGATAGCCACAGTTAAGTCTTGGAGGGTCTTAGTTCTCTCCTCAATACCCATTGCATTAAAAGCTTTATTAAATTCAATCTTCGATGTAGAAGAGAACAAACGAGACTCTTCAATCTTTAGCTCTTCTTTATTAACAATGCTTCCAATTACATCTGATAGAGGGGCAAGAACTTCAACAATGTTTGCAATTGAGTTAGACTCTGCTTGTCTATCTTTTAAGACTTTGTGCAAATCGCTTGAAGCTTTCTCGTAGCTAACAAGAGATGTAATATTTAGATAGTTCGTAGGTTCTTGTTGCTTTCTTGCTGACTCAATCTTAGCGGCTTCTACATTATTAACATCAATAAGGCTTCTAGCAGCGTCAACATTATCTGCTAGAGTTTCTTGATTTGCATAGTTTTCAGGAAGCTCTAAAGCATCTCTGATATCTACGTATCTAGTCTCTCTAGCTGCACCAGCAATTTGAGTCAGTGTGTTAGAATTACCAAAAGTAGACAACTCACTAGCGACTACCTTTGCAACCTCTGCATCTCCAGTGATGTTCAAAGCATCGATACTTGCTTGTGTAATAGCATAGTTAGATGGCATGACTACATTCTGAGAGCCTCCCATGAGGTCGATAGAGTCACTGCCAGAGTTCATCAAGTCAATCATATGTATCCTTTATTGTGGTTTTGGAGGTGTCGGTGTTGGAGATGTCGGTGTTGGAGCAGGAATAAAGTTTGCAGAGAAACTTGCTAGCTGTCCAGCAATAGCTGCATTTGTTGCATACTGGTTTGCTCTATTCATGTCAGAACCAATCGCTCGTCCATAAGCTGTTTGTGTCTCTTGAAAAGCAACATTCCCTGCTAGGTTTGATAGTTGAGCTGACTGCCCACCTAAAGCACCAGATGAACTTGCTACACCAGATTGGCTAGCTGCGTTTGCTGCTTGTGCTCTTGCTATCCTAGCCTGCCTTACCGCTGATGTTCTTTCTCTAGCCGAGTTAATCTCTGCTAGTGTTTGTTGTTTCTTTGCTGCAGCTTTTTGAGCATCGGCAGCTTTTTGAGTTTGATAAATATTAATTGCTGTAAATGTAGCAACTGCTGTAAGTGCATATGTCATCACATATCTCCTATTCTTATCATATCTGACACCCTAATTAGCGTACTAGGGTCAACTGGTGTATCGTCAACATACCTTTCTTCAAGCACAGATACTTCTTTTGTATTGTCTGGATTTACATGAACTGTTTGCCAAATCATGTCTTCTGTAACAAAGAGAATCTTCCTTGTATTAGCTGGAGACACAAAAGTAAAAGGAGCAGTAATGTAGTGAACATCATCATTCATCATTACATAAGCAGAGCCTTTTAAAATAATATTAAAGTGCTCTGTCTTATGCAACTTCCCTATGACATATGAGTTTGCTTTCATAAAGATTTCTCTTAAATATACCTTATCAGAAAAACCATGAGTAACCTCTGGCTCATACTCTTCATAAGGTCTATTATCAAAACAGTCTAACTCATCGTCTAGGATAAGAGTTACCTCTGTTGAGTTTTCCATTATTTTTCCCTTGTAGTAGATAATGCCTCAACAGTCCACCCCAGAAGTCTACAATCATACCCTGCAGGTGAAGAGAACTTCAATGACATTGTTCTACCCATACCTCTTATAGAAGTCCTTGTAGAGATTGTCTCTGTAGCTTGTTGAGGAGATTCTCCGAGGTTATTAGCCTCATATCGCGACAGTCTATATACTTCATACTCTCTAGACCACTTACTGTAGTTATCGTTAATGTATGAAGTATTTGTTGGAAAATCCCAACCAACTTGAAATGTGCAAGAAGATGGGTTTACATATTCTAACCCACCTTGGTCGTTTTCTGTATACCCAGTCTCTGTTCTTTCAAAGAAGCAAGCCAACTGTTTGATACGCTTCTTAGTAGAAAGACTCCCACCGTGAATTGGATGAGTAATGAAATAAGCATCATACTCGCTCTCGTTGTCTTCACCCTCAAAATCAACATAGTTTAAGTTTGAGAAAGAACAAGAGACAAGCTCTCCGTCAATAGGATAGAGCAGATGAACTTGAGGAATCACAGATGTCGGAACAGTACTTGAAAGAATTAGCTGCTCTCCATCATAGTTCAATAAAGTTCCACCATATGTAATTTCTTTCAAAGAAGAAGCAATACCAGCCCCGTCTACATACCTTAGTCCTACACATCCAGCAGGAACTCTTAGTGTATAGAAAGCACCAAGAAGCAAGTCTAGTACAAGTAACTGCCGACCAAACAAGAAGTATACCTTGTTGTCTTTCTGTGAGTGGACAACAGAAGCATTCTTGAGCTGCTCAGAAGTATACGTGTAGTACAGCTCTGCAATCTTTCCATCAGAAATACTAGAGACAATACCGTCCAGTGTTACTTCACTTTGACCGAGAGACAACATTCCGCTCTCTGACAAGAAAATTAAACCTTTCGCAAAGTTTACTACAGATGACGAACTTGCCGCTGTATAGGTAGATACCTTTTTAACTACATACTGTGTAGCTGAGAATGTTGCATCACCACCAGTTACAACCCAGATGCCGTTCTCTGCAAATACAACAAGCATACCACCAACTTCTTCTAGTTTGAAGATGTTAGCCGCTCCAGAGATTACAATCTGTCCACCATCTGTTGCCACAAGTTCTGAGTCTTCTTCAGATGTAGGGTCTGCTTCTTGATAACATAGTGTAGCTTTTCTTTCATCTTCTAACAATACTTGAGAGAAGAATACGTTATTACCACCACCGTAGAATACTCTGCCAGCAAAGAATGTAGAACATAGCTTTGAAAAAGCAAAAGGATTAATAGGCTGAGAGCCTAAAGTAAAAGTCTGTGTATTTGTTGGGACAGTAACCAGTAAGTCAAATATACTAAAAGATACTGAACCTACAGTAGTTGTTGTTAAAGACCTAGGTTCTGACTCCAAAGTGTCTAGTATCTTGCTTCCCATTGGAGCACGAGCGTTACCAAGATATGTGTCTTTAATCAGTGTTGCTAGAAACTCTTTTCTTCCTTTGTCGTTAGCATCATTGACAATACCTAGAGACGCTATATCTGCATTAGATGGATATCTACCAGTAGCAAGATAGTACTCGTACAAATCTAGAGCATTGACGTTTGTTCTTCTACTGATTAAGGTCTTACCCCAGCCCTGATTTTCTAAGTTATACAGGTGCTCTGCTGTCAGAGTCAAAGGTCGAAAATCGTTATCTACATCTTCATTAATGCCACTAAAGTCTCTTACTTTAATAGAGCTTTGTGTGAAAGATGAAAAGCTAGAGGCGTCTTGGTCGTACTTAAAGATTTTTACTCTTTTGCCTTTTGTTGCAATGATAAACTTATCGTTAACAGAAACACTGTCAACAGAAGTATCCAGAAGCTCAACAGAGTTGTTACTTGTATTTATTGTATACAGTGCTCTTTTTGTACCAGAGTCCTGATAAATAACTAGCCACTTAATACCATCATATGTTGTGGCGTTTATTACATTTACTTGTGTTTCAGTATCAATCTCACTTAGAGAGTCAAGCAGGACTTCATCTCGCTCTAGCCCTAGTCTTTTTTCTAGAGTCCCTCTCTTAGTAATCTCAAAGTTATCTCCAACCTTAATTGTATTGTCACTGGCATTGATACTAGAAGAGTCTGTTACAAGACCACCAACAAAAGTATTATAGCCAGCAATCCCTGAACTTTGACCCATTATTTTCTCCCGTATCTAACTACCTTTCTTCGGTATTCATCTGTTGTCTTAGGATGCGAATGATACATTCTATGGCGACCCCTACGACTTCTCTGTTCTTCTTTTTCATTGAGTTGTTGCAAAAGATTTACACTTGCAACAGATTTAGACTCTGGCAAAAGATAAGACCATATCATCTCTTCAGGCATTTCAATCTCGTACTCATCAGTAAGCATAAAACTTGGATGAACATTGCCTTTCAGCAGAGACTTACCACCTTGCAATATAGAATCCTGAACACTGTCGTAAGAATCAAAGATTAAATCTTGTTCGTTAAATGATGTGTAATAAGTTGGCTGTCTATCGTTATAAATTTTAAACTTAGCTGTTACGTTTTGAACAAGGCCAGCGACTTCTACAACGCTCCCACCTACTTTACGTGTACCCAACAAATTAACAAAATCTTCTGGAGATAAGTACTCAACATCTGTGTACATACCTTTGTTAGTGTCGTAGTATTTTAAGAATTCAATAAAAGCAACTCTGCTAGGAATTCTCATAATAACAGGTTTACCTAAATCTCCAGATGAGTCTAATGGAAAAGTTTTATTCAAAAACTCCCAGTCTTTGTGTGCGATAATATCGTAGTATGTCTCTTTTACAACTGTAGCTATCTGTAACGCTTCAGGTACATCTTCAATAGAGTTTACTTCCTCTAAAGAAAAAGAAGACATGATGTTTTGTACAACTTCTAAAAGAGTCATTTGTTATCCTTAAATATCATCAATCTTTTCAATAATAAAACCACCACCAACAATAGAGGCTGTGCATGATGTGTCAGCTGCAATCTTGATTTTTAACTCTACACCAGAGGACAGAGAAAACAAACCTGTTGCAGATACATTCATAACTGCAGATGCTTCTTTAGCAGACACTTGCAGCTTACTTGTTGACTGGACACCATTTACTTCATACCTAAAACTAAAGTTAGTATTTGCAGTAGATGAGGTAACATCACACCATAAGGTTAATCTGTACACCCCAGCAACAGATGTGGTTAAAGAGCCATCTACATCATTCTGGATTACATTTAAATTTGAACCAGCAGCCCACATTGATGGTGCGTTTAAATCAACATACGAATCGTCACTTGTCAGTGAGCCGCCAGTAAGAGTAATCAACGATGTTGATGGAGCATACAAGTATGAATATGCTTTCGCAGAAACAGCTGGGTCGTCTTGCCATACGAGGTCACCGCTAATACTCTTAAGTGTCTTAGTCCCTGTAAGACTATCTGTTGTAGGTTTGAACAAAGTTTCATCTACAACAGTGGATAATTCAATACTCATTCTTCCACCTTAGTTTGTGTTCTCTTTTGTTGTTTTTGTGCTGTTGTAGCAGGAGGTCTGTTATTTAAGTAGAAATTAATCTTAGCTTGCAACTCATCCCTGTTTGTCCAAACACCGCCTAGAGATGCTGGTAACTGCCCACCACCATCATATTTTGCAAAGAATAAACCCCTATCTGTAGGTTCAATTCTAATAGTTTTAATAGACATAGCGTCTCCTAGTTAGATACATCAAGAAGGGGGCTGTTGCCAACCCCCTTGAAGTTGCACCTAAGTGCTGTGAATCAGAAGTTGACTGCTGAAGTAGCAACAACAACCATTGACTCAGGACGTTGAATACCGAAGCCCCAACGAGCAGTAGAGTAGAACTCGTCTCTGCGCTTAGGAACATTACGGTCGCCTTCGATTGAAGGCATCTTACGCCAAGCACCCATCAAAGGTGTAACTTCTTCATCTGCAACACACATGAAGAGAGCTGCACGCATACCAAGAGTAACAGCGTTAGTTGTCAAAGTACCATCGTACATATCGTTGAATGTACCAATAGACTCTTCACCTAGAACAGGCAAGCGGTTAGAAACATAGATGTCGAAACCGAAGATGTTACCAACGAACTTCTTGTTACGAGCAAAGCCAGTCTCAAGCACAGCACCCCATTGTTGCAAGTTAGAGAACGCATAAGTACCAACCAATGAGTTCAATGTTGCTTCGTGAACTGGGTCAACAATAGCAATACGACCTTCAGTAGGAACATACGCTTTATCCAATGCCAACTTAGCTGCAATAAAATCAGCAATAGTCAAGACAGAGCCTGTACCAGAAGCTACGAAACGGTGAGGAACACCATTTACAGTTGCACCAGCCGCAACACCAGTTTGTGTTACGCCATAAGCAGAAGAAGCCCAAGCAGTAGTAGCTGCTACTTGGCCAGTAACTGCTGTAGCAAGCAAGTTTTCTTCGTACTTCTCACGGATAGAGTACAAGTGCTTGCGAGGCATAGCTGCTTCGATTTGCTGCCACATGTAAGAGTCTTGTTTCATCTCATCAGTGATAGCGGTCATTGCACCTTTGTATTGAGTAATAGCAAGGGTGATTTTAGACAGATTCAAAGCTTGAGAGTCAATCGCAACAGTCTCTTCAACATCTGAAACTTCAACTTGACCTAGTTGAGGAATAACGATTTGAGAGCCATCAGAGAACTCAGAAACATCACGATGCAAACCTTCAGGAAGGAAACCATCTTGAATCTCTTCCATCATCATGTCAGAGTAGATAGCTGCACGAATTGCAGGAGAGTTGCCAGCAAGAGTGCCGTTGTTAGTGAAAGAACCACCACCAAGGGTAGATTGTAAAGTAGTATCAACTGCCATAGTTATTTATCTCCAAATAAAATTAAGAAAGACCGCGTTGAGCATACGCTGCTGCTCTTCTATTGAACTCTGCTGTAAAATCAGCACCTCTAAGTTCTTTTAGTTTTTGCGGTTGTTGTTGAGTGTTAAGTAATTGAGTATTCAAAGAACCAGAACTCAAAGAAGCTTTGGGTTGAACACTTGTGCCTAAAAACTGAGAAGAGAATAGCTTGGGCTTATTCATAGCCAGCTCTTTAGCTTCGTCAATAGTCATATCAAGTTCTTTTGCTTTTAATGCCAGCATCTCAGATGCCTTATCTCCGAACTTTGATGTAAGATTATTTAACGCTGCTGCTAAGTTAGCTTGTTTAGCTTCTGCTTGTTTGCTCTCATTCAAGGCTTTTTTGACGATTGCTTCAACATCAACTAGTGCATCTGGAGTGGTAGTCTCTTGCTGCTTTGGTTGTGATTGCACGTCATCTTTTTTATTCAACAATGAATCAATTGTAGCTGCTTGTTTAAGTCTTTCTTGCAACAAGTTATTCTCCTGTTTTAGCTGTTCGATATAACTGTCTGCGTTATTAAACTTATTAACAATAGCATCTGCGTCCCATTGTTTACCTTTATACTCTACAGTGGTGTTTGTAGGAGTACTTTCAGAACCTTTCGGCTCTGGTTGTGCTTCAGGTACAGTACCTTTAGCTTCTTCAAAAATGTCAGACATGGTTAGCCTCTTATTTAATTAACTTTAATACTAACTGCAAAGCTTTGCGTTTACCATTAGTTTCCGCTTGTTTGAGATGCCAGTTGGCAATCTCGTAATCATCACAAATCTCTAGGGATTCAATTTCCTTTTCTAAGATTTCCGATAATTTCTCTCTGAATAAAGAAGAGCTGGTGAACATTCCACCAAACTCTTTCTCTTCAATTACTTGTTTCCATTTAGCGTTCATCACATAACCATCGGGTCTTCTACAGAAGCTGCTGCTGCATCTTCAAGTTGGAATTGACCAGCTTGTAATAGCTGCTGTGCTTCTAGTTGCTCTAGGATACGAATGTTAGGCTGATATGCACCGAGCTTATCAAGATTAAACTGTTGTGCTAGCTCTTTAGCAATTACCTTAGTTGACAAGTGGTTTGTAACATCAGGTGGCATAGTAGATAGCATTTGAGTAATCTCTTGAACAAACCTAGCCTTCTCAGCAAAGTGTCTAGCACCTCTTGGATAGAAGTTGCCTTTCACTTTTAAGTCTTCTTTTGTGATTGTCAAGAACTCAAGAATTCCAAGCTCGTTGTCAATAACAGGAATTACATCAGCACCATCAAGGTTTCTTCTAGAAACTTCGAACACTTGGTTTACAAGAGGCTCTAAGAACATTGATTCAAAGTAATTAATCTTTGACTGGAACATTCTAGAAGCAGCGTTTTGTAGCTGTTGAACTTCATATGCTGTCTTCTCACCTGCTGTTCTGATACCCATAGCTTCTCTAGGAGCACCTGCATACTGTTCCATCTTAGCCTCAATAAGACCAATCTGGTTGTCATAGCTAAGTGCAGCAGAGTCAACACGAAGGATATCAATAGCTCCGTCATCTCCTAAGATAACTTCAGACCCTGGAATCCATCCGTCCCACTCTACGTCTCCTTTAAGAACTGGAATAGGATATGCAACCATGTCCATGATATCAGCTTTAAGGTTTTCTAAGTGGTCAATACGATACTGAAGACCCATTAGGTTTTCTAGTGGAGACATACACCATAAGTTATCTGGTCTGTTTCTCCAACCAACGTGTTTAATGTACTCTTCATTGTTCCATGTAGGCAACTGCTCAACACGGAGTACATGCTTTCTGTCAACAACAGTAATAATCAAGTCTTTATGGATTTGCTTTGTATCTGGGTCATAGATGTTCCCCATGAACTCTAGGAGCTCCACTGTGCCACTTTGATAGTAGTTGTCTAGGCTACCATAGCCATCAGCAATAAAAGCTCTTCTGAGCTCTGTTTTGTCCCTTCTAGCTGATGCTGAAAATGTGCTTCTATCTGAATACAGTTTTTCAACAACTTCTCTAGAATAAGACAACTCAGGTTTAGTCTCG